GTCGTTCAAAGCTAGACATGCTAAGAACATTGCAAAGGGTAAAATGAGCGCGGCATTTTGGTCAGATAAGGAAAAATGGTAGTCCTTGCATTAACTCGTGACCTTTGATATATATGGGGTTAGCAGTCTGTTGATTTGACTGTTAACCCTTTTTTTTACAGCACAATACACAATAATTGATCGGCATGTGTATCCTGTGTAGCCTCTTTAACCGCAACGGTTTAGAGCCAAAAACAAGGGAGCAGAATACACATGAGTGTGTACGCTGTCGATGTAGGCGCGACAATGCCTAACAGCCAAAATCCGAGCACAATACACACTTTTGAAACCCTAAAGAGATAATTACATAATATAATATAATATAATATATAGATATTGTGTATCCTGTGTAACAAGTTATAAATCAATAACTTAGCAGAATACACATGTGTATTCTGCTGTGTATCCTGCCCTATCAATCCCCGTCAATCCCTTAGCTGTCAACGGTTCACGTTGTGTTCTTTATGTGTAAGCTGCTATTTTCTGCGGGCATAAAAAAGCCCGCATCTGCGGGCTATGGTGGTTTGTGGGTTCTTAGGCTAATTCTTGCTTCTTCATAGTTTTGCGAACTTGTCTTTTTAAGTTATCTGACAACTGCCAAAAACTGCGAAATGAGTTGCAAACCGATACATTTCTAAACTCTGCATCTTCCATTACTGCAGCCTTGGTCAATAGAAGGTCATCTGTCTCTATCGTGCCATCGTCATAACTTACATTCGCTAACGTGGGCAGGTCGTGGTAGATAACCTCATAAACATTATGTTTATCTGCTAGGGTTATGCTTTTTATTGATTTATAAGATTTCATTATTTTTCCCCTTGGTGAGGGCGGTAGCCCTCACATTGGCTTGGGCTGCTATCATAAACAAACAAACACTTCTCGTATGGCGATGATTGCGGCAACGGCTGCATGTCATCGGGCGGTAATAGAAAAAGGGCGCTTATTGCTAACACTGCTATGATTAATGGGTTCATCGTTATTTATCCTTTAAATCGAAGCTAATGGTAAACGCATCATCCATTTCTATGCTGTGCTTCTTATAAGTTGTCTTTTTATTTTTATAAATACGCTCGAAATATTGGGCTGTAGGGTAAGAAAATTCTCCATCTATCTCATAGCGGCCGTCCGCTTGAATAAGTTTTACTAGGTCATATTTGGTTAATTCTATTTTCATGGTTATTTATCCTTGTTGGTTGGTTGGTTGAAAGTCACACTGCAAAGCAAACTAATGGTTAACTTGCTTCACGCTGTGGCCTTATATAATATGCTTAACAAGGTTATCGATGAACGATTGTTCAACTACTCGCGCTTCATCACCTGCGGTGTACTTGTTGACGTGTCTCGTGGTGGTAGATGAGTACCATTGCTCCGTTTTGAATGCCCCCTCATGGTCATATCCTGCTACCGGTGTAGCATAGCTGTATAATACCGCTGTGCTACCCATATTTAATACGCTCATGTTACTGGCTATTTTAGATCTTTTCATTTTGTCTTCTCCTATTAAAATTCTTGAACCATAAAGTAATTATCTGGTCTACCCTTCCACACCTCAAGTACTGTTGTTTTTTGCTGTATTTCTTCTAAAGTCAAACTATATGCCTCTATCAACTCGTCCTCTGTGTACTCACTAAAATTGCACCGTAAGGAGATAGGGTCGAACATTACTGGTATGCCGGTAGGTTCTTCCTGCTTCTCCAGCCATTTAACCAGCGTATACGCGGCCTCGTGCGACCATTTGGCAGATTCATCGCTCAACAATTCTTCTATCGCTCGGACTACGCTTATTTCTTCTCTGTCATAATCAATCATCGTTATTTATCCTTTGAGTTGGGTGGTATGCATCTCTAATATCTCTTTCATATTGTAATTGTGCAAGTTCTGCACGGACTTTTATTTTGTGAAAATGTACAGTGGTCATACCCATGACGCCGCAGAGAAGAACAGCACTTATATATAGTATGAAATCCTCTCTTCTTTGTTTTTTCTTTTTTTCTTCGTCAAAATCAAACATAATCATTATCCTTGGTTAGTACTTAATAAAGATCAGAGGCCCAAACAAGTTTGGATCCCTTCAAAAACAATTCATCGCCTGTCTGATCATTCTCACAATAAAACGTTTTATCTTGCCTGTTATATTCACCACGCGTGAACATTGCACCCGATGTTGTTTTAACAAAGTGTGAACCCTCCCTAATGTCTTTAATGGCTCGTAGCCTCCAGTTTAGCGGTTCACAGTCTGTGGTATCAGCGGTAATCTTGAAAGCCTTGTACCCTTCCTCTTTCCACAAACTTCTTTGATCGTCCAGCTCTATCTGGCAATCAGCTTTCATACTAGCAGAGCAAAGCTGCTCCACTTCTCCGTCAATGTTTGTGGCTTGCAATCTGTAATAGTCGTATATCATTGTTGTAACCCCTTGATTAGTGTTCGTGCGCTAGCAAGTGCTCGCGTTTGAGATATTATACGCATAGTATAATTTTAATTGCAACAAATATCGTAATCTTTTTTTTAAAATGCGTTTGTGTGTTATAAATGGCTGCATATATATAGAGGTTAAGGGGGAAGAAATGGCCGCACGTAAGACGAAGAACCAAACGGAGAGAACTAAGGATTTAATCCGGTCAGGTCAGCTACTAAAAGTCCTTATGAATCATGCACTTAGTGATTCTGGTGACACCATGACAGCTAGCCAAGTTCAAGCAGCGAAGATACTTCTAGCGAAGACCAACCCTGACTTAAAAGCAGTTGAGGTCAAGGCCGAGACGGATAACACAGTTCGTATCACTTGGGGCAATGATAAGTAGTTATGGAGATACGCATCCCTTATACCCCGCGACCACTTCAACGGGCTTTACATGACAATTTAAAGCGTTTTTCAGTGGTAGTCTGCCATCGTCGTTTTGGCAAAACTGTCTTTGGAATCAATGAGTTAGTTAAGAAAGTGATGACCTGCCGTTACCCACAGCCTCGCGCTGTTTATCTGGCTCCACTACATAAGCAGGCCAAGGCCGTCGCTTGGGACATGCTCAAGGAATACACGAGAGTGATTCCGGGAACGGTGTTTAATGAGTCAGAATTGCGGGCAGACTTTGCCAACGGTGGACGTATCACCTTGGCAGGTAGTGACAATCCAGACGGGTTAAGAGGGCTAGCCTTAGATGCTGTTGTGCTGGATGAGTTCTCGCAGATGTCACCGCGAGTCTTTACCGAGATACTAAGGCCAGCACTAAGCGATAGACTAGGCTCCTGTATCTTTATAGGTACACCGCAAGGGCATAACCAGTTCTATGACATGTACCAACATGCAGAGTCTAACAATGACTGGTTCGCAGTTACCCACAAAGCTAGTGAGACAGGGATAGTTGACCCTGAAGAATTGTTGAGCGCTCAGAATGCTATGACCCCTGAGCAGTACCAGCAGGAGTTTGAATGCTCGTGGTCTGCTGCTATACGTGGCGCTTACTATGGCAGCTTGATGGATGATGCAGAAGAACAGGGCAGAGTCACTAGCGTACCCTATGACCCTACAATGAAGGTGGTGACTAGCTGGGACTTAGGCATTAACGATAGTACGGTTGTCTGGTTCTGGCAGCTTGCACCGACCGAGATAAGAGCGATAGAGTGTATAGCTTTCCAATCTACCGGCCTACCTGACATCATTAAAGAGGTAGCCTCTAGACCCTATGACTACGATCAGCACATAGCCCCACATGATATAGCAGTACGCGAGCTAGGCAGTGGACTATCACGTAAACAGATAGCAGCAGGGTTAGGCGTACACTTCGATGTAGCCCCATCACAGTCAGTAGCCGATGGTATCAACGCGGTGCGTATGCTACTACCCAAAGTCTACTTTGATAAGGTTAAGTGCAAGGATGGCATAGAAGCATTAAAACTTTATAGGACAGAATTTGATGACAAGCGGCAAACATTCCGTAACAACCCTTTGCATGATTGGACTTCTGACTATACAGACTCAGTACGTTACTTTGCCATTACCACTAAGACCGGCACAAATGCACCTATTAAAAAAATTAGCTTTAAAGGATGGAGTAACAAATGATTGATCACGATGAAATGCTTATTGGTTTACAGGATAGTCAAGAAGCCGATAGCGATATGCGGAACCAAGCAAGAAGCGCACAGTTATTTGTAAATAAAAGGGATGGGCAGTGGGAACCAGAGTACTGGCAATCTAATGATAACAAGCCTCGGTATACCTTCGACCTAACAAGTCCTATTGTAGACCAAGTAACAGGCGCATTAGATATGGCAGATTTTGCTATAAATGTGTCACCCGCTGGTGGTGAAGCATCTAAAGAAACAGCAAAGATATTAAGCGGCCTAATACGTAACATTGAAAACATTAGTTACGCGACAGATATCTATAGTGCAGCAGCTAGAAACATGGTTACATCTGGATTAGATGGATGGAGAATAGTACATAAATATGTAGATAATGATTCGTTTAATCAAGATCTAGTAATAGAGCCGATCCATAATTACGTGGATAGAGTCTGGTTCGATGTTTCATCGGAAAAGCGGGATAGATCAGATGCCCGATTTGCTTTCGTATTAAGCGGGTTAAGCCCCAAAGATTATAAAAAGCAATACCCTAAAGGTTCAGGCCAGTCCGTATCAGAAGATAAGGCGGCATCAGCCTATTTTAATAAGCCAGACCTAATCATGGTAGGGGAGTATTATTTTATAGAGCAAGAAAAAAGCGATCTCATAATGATGTCGTCTGGACAAGTGTTTGAAGATAATGATGATTTCAACCTTATCCAAGATGAGCTTGCAATGATGGGTGTTACAGAAGTTAAACGCCGCACAAGAATGAAAGATACTGTATATGTTCGTAAGTTTGATGCGCAAGACTGGCTAGGTAGTAAACAAAAGACTGTATTCTCAATGATACCTGTCATACCTACATACGGTAACTTTAGAAACATAGAAGATAAGACCATATACTTTGGCGTAGTAGAAAAGTTATATGACCCACAAAGAGTATTGAACTATTCATTGTCAAGAGAGATAGAAGAAGGCGCGCTAGCACCAAGAGCTAAGTATTGGATGACACCAAAACAAGCAAGTGGGCATGAAGATGAACTATCTACCATGAACACTAATACCGATCCTGTTCAATTCTTTAATGTAGATGAAGCAAATCCCGGAATTCCACAGCAAAACGGTGGGGCGCAAATAAATCCGGGATTGAGCCGAGTATCAGAAGGTATGCGTACCATGATCGGGCAATCTGCTGGGTTATTCGCTAGTAATATGGGGGATAATCCCGGATTACAGTCCGGTGTAGCCATTAAACAGTTACAGAATAAAGGCGATATTGGCACAATTAAATACTTTAAAGCTCAAGAAATAGCGATAGCAAGAACAGCTAAGATATTAGTAGATGCTATACCAAGCGTATATGACACACAAAGAGAAGTGTATCTGTTAAACGAAGATGGTAGCCAAGAAGTTGAAACATTAAACCAAGTTGTTATTGACCAGCAAACAGGGCAGCCCGTAACGCTGAATGATTTAACTATTGGCTCTTATGATGTTGTCTGTTCAAGTGGCGCTAGTTTCCAAAATAGGCAACAAGAAAGTAATGCGGCATTGCTAGAAATGGCACAGATAGATCCATCACTAATACAGATGTCTGGTGATGTAATGCTTAAAAACGTAGATGCTCCCGGAATGGACACATTGGCAGAACGTAAACGTCAACAACTGTTAAGCGCCGGAGCCATACCCGCAGAACAACAAACAGATGAAGAGCAACAAATGATGGCTCAACAGGCACAATCGGCAGGGCAACAACCTGATGCAATGATGGTGGCGGCACAGGCTGAAATGCAAAAAGCACAAGCGCAAAATGATAAGAAC